ACATGACGACAACAGTGCGCGACCAGTCCGCCGCAGTCGCTTCGATGGCTGAGAACTGGCCGATTATCGACGCACTGCTCGGCGGCACGCCTGCCATGCGATCGGCAGGCACCACATATCTACCGCAGTGGCCCGGCGAATCCAGCGACGCATACAAGGCGCGCAAGGATACGGCCACGCTGTTTCCGGCGTTCCCTCGCACGGTCGAGGTGCTGGCAGGCAAGCCATTCAGCAAGCCTGTCACGCTGACCGACGATGTGCCGGCGCGCATCAAGGACTGGTGCGACACGGACATTGATCTGCAAGGGCGCAACCTGCATGCGTTCGCTGCGAGCGTGTCTGAGGAAGCGCTGTCGCACGGAATCACTGGCATTCTGGTCGACTGTCCGCCAGCGAATGGCGTGCGGACGCAGGCAGAGGAACAAGCCGCGGGCATCCGGCCGTATTGGGTGCATATCCATGCTGGCAACATTCTCGGCTGGCGCTCGCAGCGCATCAACGGCGCGGAAGTGTTCACGCAGCTTCGACTGCTCGAACAGGTGATCGAGGATGACGGCCAGTTCGGCGAGAAGCTGATCGAGCAAGTGCGCGTGCTGTATCCCGGCAAGTGGCAGACCTATCGCGAGTCGGAGAAGCCTGATCCGACGACCGGCAAGCCCGAATGGATTCTGCACGAGGAAGGCACGACGACGCTCGACGTGATCCCGTTCGTGCCGATCTACGGCCGGCGCACCGGGTTCATGACCGCGGTTCCGCCGCTGCTCGAACTGGCGCACATGAATGTCGAGCACTGGCAGAGCAAGAGCGATCAGCAGACGATTCTGCACGTCGCGCGCGTGCCAATCCTGTTCGGCAAAAAACTCGGCGAAGCGCCAATCGTTGTCGGTGCCGGCTCAATGGTTACGTCTGACGACGAAAAGGGTGATCTGAAGTACGTCGAGCACTCCGGTGCGGCAATCGAAGCAGGGCGGCTCTCGCTGCTCGACCTTGAGGACCGCATGCGCCAGGTCGGCGCCGAACTGCTCGTCATCAAGCCGGGCAAGACTACCGTCGCTCAGACAGTCGCCGAGAACGAAGCGGGCATGTGCGCGCTGCAACGGCTCATCGAGGACGTCGAGGATGGCATCGACGCCGCGCTCGCGCTGACCGCGCGCTGGATCAAGGAAGCGAATGGCGGCAACGTCCAGATCTTCAAGGACTTCGGCGTTGCAACACTGGCTGAAGCATCGATCGACCTGCTGCGCGACATGAATGTTGACGGCACGTTCTCCGACGAATCGCTGTTCAACGAAGCGAAGCGCCGCGGCTACATCAGCCCCGAAACGAAGTGGGATGACGAGAAGAAGCGCATCGCGCAGAACACGCCGAAGGGCGACCTAGGCGCCGTCGCCATCGCTGACTGACGAAACACGAACAAGCTACCACCGGCCGCACAGCTAACCCTGTGCGGCTTTTTTATTGCCGGTTCCTCGGATGAGGGGCGGCGCAACACGGCCGGATGGCCTAACAGCTCGGGTTGGATGACCTATGAAACTCAAACTGAATGATGATGGATTCGCAGTCGTGCAAGACGGCAAGCCGGTTTACCTGAACGACGAAGGCCGCGAGATTGCTTTCGACGTCGCAGGCACGGTGCAGACGATCTCGCGACTCAATTCCGAGGCAAAGGGGCACCGCGAACGCGCGGAAGCGGCCGAGAAGATCGCCAAGGCATTCGAAGGTATCACGGACGCAGCAGCAGCACGCAAGGCGCTCGAAACCGTCGCCAATCTCGACGCGAAGAAACTCGTCGACGCCGGCGAGATCGAGAAAGTGCGCTCGGAAGCCATCAAGGCGGTCGAGGACAAGTACGCGCCGATCGTTGCCGAACGCGACACGCTTCAGCAGTCGCTCGTCAACGAGAAGGTCGGCGGCAGCTTTGCCCGCTCGAAGCTCATCGCGGAAAAGCTCGCGATCCCGGCTGACCTCGTACAAGCGCGCTTTGGCGACGCGTTCAAGCTGGAAGGCAATGAAGTCGTCGCCTATGACAAGGGCGGCAACAAGCTTTTCAGCCCGAGCAACCCCGGCAAGGTCGCCTCGTTCGACGAAGCACTCGAACTCATCATCGATCAGTACCCGTATCGCGATTCGATCCTCAAGAGCACCGGCGCATCTGGCGGCGGCGCAACGGGTGGATCGGGTGGCGCATCTGGCGGCAAAACCATTACGCGCGCGGCGTTCGACGCTCTCCCGCCTCACAAACAGGCGGAAGCGGCTCGCAGCGGCGTGTCTATCTCTGATTAACAAGGGGTTCATCCTTGAACACGCTTACCTCCCTCATCCCTGACCTGTACGCATCGCTCGACATCGTGTCGCGCGAACTGGTCGGCTTCATCCCCGCAGTCACGCTCGACGCCAGTGTCGACCGAGCCGCGCTGAATCAGCCGGTCCGCGTTTTCCAGACGCCGGCATCGGCTGCTGAGGACGTGTCGCCGGGCCAGTTGCCGCCCGATGACGGCGATCAGTCGATCGGTAACACGGTCGTCACGATCTCCAAGTCGCGCGCTGTGCCGTTCCGCTGGACCGGCGAAGAACAGAAGGGCGTCAATTCGGGTGCTGGCTATGCCAACATCCGCCGCGACCAGATCGCGCAGGCGTTCCGCACGCTGACGAACGAAATCGAAGCGAACGTCGCAACGCTCGCATCGACCGCATCGCGCGCATGGGGCACGGCTGGCACCACGCCGTTCGCATCGGATCTGAGCGACCCGGCGCAGGTTCGCAAGATCCTTTCGGACAACGGCGCGCCGCTGTCGGATATGCAAATGGTCATCGACACGACTGCTGGCGCCAAGGTGCGCTCGCTGGCGCAACTGACCAAGGCGAACGAAGCGGGCACCATCGCCATGCGCGAGCAAGGCACGCTGCTCGACATTCACGGCTTCAAGCTGCGCGAGTCGGCTGGCGTCGGCCAGCACGTATCGGGCACCGGCGCAAGCTACGTGACCAACGGCGCATTGGCTGTCGGCGCTACGACCATCCCGGTTCAAACCGGCACCGGCACGATCCTGGCGGGCGACGTCATCACCTTCGCGGGCGACACCAACAAGTACGTTGTCGCGACGGCACTGACTGGCGGCAACGTCGTGATCGCCGCGCCTGGTCTGCGCAAGGCTGTTACATCGGGCACGGCAGTTACTGTCGGCGCCGCATACACCGGCAACATGGCGTTCAGCCGCTCGGCAATCGTGCTGGCGACCCGTATGCCGGCGCTGCCGGAAGAAGGCGATATGGCCGACGACCGCATCACGCTGGTCGACGATCGCAGCGGCCTCGCCTTCGAAGTGGCGATGTACAAGCAATATCGCCGCGTGCGGTATGAGGTGAGCATCGCTTACGGTTGGGCGAACATCAAGCCGCAGCACACGGCCCTGTTCTTGGGCTGATAGGCGCGCGCAGCACCTGAAAACGCCCGCGGATTCGTCTGCGGGCGTTTTGCATTGGAGAACGCATGGCACGACCGAAGAAAGACGCAGAAGCGCCGCAAAACGACGGCGACATCGCATACGTCACGATGACGCGCGACGCGGAGCAGTACCCCGAGCCGCACACCGCGCAGGTTCATCCCGACGAAGTGGACAACTACCGCCCAGGCGGTTGGGAGATTGCATAAATGCTGACCGCTCAGCAATTGGCCGACTGCCGGCGCTTCGCTGGATACCCATTGTTGGGCGATACCGTCGCCGACGACTCGCGAGACTTCGCCTATGGGTGGGTATCGCCGGGCACATGGCAGACGCTTCAGCACCGGCTGACGAGTTTGCGGCCGGAAGAAGAAACGACGCTGATTTCGGTGTACCTGACCCCACTCTACACGCTGGAAACGGCGATTTATGGCGCCGGCGCGAATCTGGACACCGATCAGGCCGCGGTATGGACGCGCAACAAGACGGAAGTCGCTGATAGAGCGAAGCTGTTCGACCAGTGGCGACGCCGCATGTGCTATTTCATCGGCGTGGCGCCCGGCCCGTCGCTCGGCAATGGCGGCTCGCAAGTAATTCGGGGCTGATATGGACGGCACGAAGGCACAGAGCCTCGTATATCGGGGCTACGCAATCGCGGCGTCGAAGCTCGGCACCGCATACAGCCAGTATCGCCCCACAACGGCCGATCTGACCGGCCTCGCGCCGATTTCGACGTCATTGCTCGCCAGCTTCAATGCTGAAGACATGACGTACAGCCGGCCGAACAAGTACGCGAAGCCGACATGGTACGCACTGGTCGACGGGACGCAGACGCAGGTCGGCGATTACCTGATTGGCGCTGCCGGAACGTTCTTCATCGCTGCGCAACAGCCATTGCTGCCGATCCTCGCGGTCGAGTGCAATCGCACGCTGTCGTTTGCGCGACCGCAGACGCAGGCGCAGTTCGGCGCGGTGACGAATTACGAAGGCAACACGCCAACGACGCAAACGCCGCTTGCTACGGGCTGGCATGCGTCTGTGCTGCAAGGCACGAAGGGCGAGAAAAATGAAGTCGGCTTGCCGAGCGATGTTCGCACGCCGTGGTGGGCCATCCTCTTGCCGGCGATTCCCGGCGTCACGCTGCAATCGGGCGATCTAGTGTCCGATGACATCGGGCGGCGATACATCCTGTCGAGCGTCGAATTGACGGACCTCGGCTATCGATGCACTGCGATGCAGGCACAGGCTTGATATGGCGGATATTTCAGACGTTCAGAGCGTTCTAGTCGGCCTCATTGCCGGCGCGCTGTATCCAAACGGCACCGGGCAGCCTTCCGCAGTCGCCGCGAACTGTCGCGTCGGCTCTGGCTGGCCTAGCAAGCCGCAGCTCGACGCAGACCTTGCCGCAGGCATCGTCCACGTGTCGGTCTATCCGACGTCGATCGAGCACAAGACATCGCGCCACATGCAAACGTGGCAGCAGATCAACCACAACGCGCCAACGGTCACGCTGACCGCTGCAGGGCAGGCGATCACGGTAGGCGGCACGCTGCCGGCGACGTACTTCGCGCAGAACGTTGCCGTATTGATCGGCGGCCACGCCTACGCCTACACCGTGCAGCAGAGCGACACGCTGACGACGATCGCCAGCGCGCTCGCAGCGATGATCGCCGCGAACTACGCCGGCACGACGTCGAGCGGCCCGGGTATCACGCTGCCAACGGGGACGCCGCAGCCAACGCTGCGCACTGGCGGCACGGCGACGATGGGGAAGGAAGTCAAGCGCCAGTCGCGCGTCGTTCGCATCGTCATCTGGGCGCCGACACCGGCATTGCGCGATGCAGTCGCCAAGGTGCTCGACCCGATGCTTGCGCAGATCAATTTCCTGACGCTGCCTGACGGATTCGCCGGGCGGCTGCTGTATCACCACTCGGATCTCGTCGACTTGCAGGAGAAGGCGAATCTGTACCGCCGTGATCTCTGCTACTCGGTGGAGTATCCGACGACCATCACGCAGCAGGCAACCGACGTCACGGTGACGGTCACGAACCTGGTCGAGCCGACAACCGGCGCGGTCATCAAGCAAATCATCTATTAGGAGCCGTCATGGCTGACAAACAGGCTGCCGCGAAGGCAGATTTCGCGCTCGTCGTGATCCATCCGTTCGGCGACTACGAGCGCGGCGCGCGCATCGAGGATGCAGACGAAGTTGCGAAGGTTCTGGCGGGCGAAAACGCCTCGCACGTGAACCGCGTCGCCGCGCAGTAATCCACCATCAACGCTGAAAGAGCCGCCTCCGGGCGGCTTTTTCTTTTGGAGCACCGATACATGGGCAGCATTTCCCAGGCAGGGCAATTAAACGTCACTGCGCTGACGACGCCGGGCGTATATCTCCAGATCCAACCGCCTCCCACAATCATCAATGGCGTGGCGACCAACCTGCTCGGCTATGTCGGCGTGGGTTCGTGGGGTCCGGTCAACAGCGCAACGCTGATCGGCTCCTCGAACGATCAGGCGAACTGGCTCGGCTCGCCGCAGGTTCGCAAGTACGACCTGTCGACTGCCGTGCAAGTCGCGCTGGCGGCTGGCGCAAACGCGATCAAATACGTGCGCATCACCGATGGCACCGACGCTGCAGCGTCATGCCTCGTGAAAGATACCGCGGGCACCGTCACTGGCCTGACGCTGACGGCGATCTACACCGGCACGATCGGCAACACGCTGACGGCCGCAATCACGGCCGGCACGGCGCCGTCGAGCTTCAAGCTCACTCTCGCGCGACCTGGGTTCACGGCTGAGGTGTATGACAACGTTACCGGCACCGGCGCGGCCTTGTGGACGGCGTTCGCAAGCGCTGTGAATAACGGCCTCTCGGATCAGCGCGGCCCGTCGCAATTGTTCGTGGCTACGGTTGGCTCGTCCACCGCAGCGCCAAGCACGACTGCTACCTTCACGGCAACCGGTGGTACGGACGGCACGACTACCATCACGGACGCACTTCTCGTCGGCACCGATGGCACAAGCACGACCCGCAAGGGCATGTATGCGCTGCGCGGCTCTGGCGTTCAGGTTGCCGCGCTGGTCGATCACAGCGACATTACGGCCGCCAGTACGGTTCTCGCGTTCGGCTTGGCTGAAGGTATCTACTTCGGCCTTCAGGGCGCTGTCGGCGCGTCGTATTCGACGGTCTCGACATCGCTCAACTCGGCTGGCGCAGACGGCTACGGCATCAAGGTTTTCGTCGGTGACTGGATTTACTGGCAAGACGGCACGAACAAGGTTCAGCGCCTGCTTGGACCGACGACGTTCTGGGCGGCGAAGCAAGCCGTTCTGGCGCCGCACCTGTCGAGCATGAACGATCAGATTCTCGGCCTCACCAGCACGCAGCGCGTCATGCAGAAGAACGCATACAGCGGCCCAGAGATCGGCCAGATCCTGACTTCGCGACTCGACGTCATCACGAACCCGTCACCGGGCGGCAACTACTTCGCCTGCCAGACGGGTAAGAACGCGTCGAGCAATGCCGCGATCAACGGCGACAACTACACGCGGATGATCAACTATCTGGCGCTCACGTTGTCCGCTGCGTTCGGGTATGCGATCGGCAAGCCTCAGACCGGCGATCTTCGCCGCGATGCCAAGACTGCCATGCAGGCGTTCCTTGGCAACCTGTGGACCGCCAAGATGATCGGCGACGTGAACAACGAGCAGGCCGTTCCTTACACGGTCGTTCTCGACAGCACGAACAACACTGATCAGGCAGTCGCCAGCGGCTATATGCAGGCCGATGTGGCGGTCAAGTTCCTCTCGATCGTCTACTACTTCGTCATCAACCTGCAAGGCGGCCAGACGGTCACGATCCAGTCGTCGAGCAGCGCGGTCGCGTAAGCGGCGGGTTCCGTTCTCTAGCACACAGAGCGCCTTCGGGCGCTTTCTCTTTTTCATAGGTGCGACATGCCTGTAAATGGCTTTAACGTCGGCCGCGACTATGCGGTCAACGTGCAGACGCCGAGCGGCCCGCTGCAATTCAACCTCGTGACGAAGTTCACGAAGAAGCAAGACCTGATCGACAAGAAGATCAAGGGACTGGACGGTCGCACGCGCCACGTTGTGTTCCCTGACGGCTGGAATGGCACGTTCGAGATCGAGCGGCAAGACAGCGCGGTCGACGACTACTTCGCAGCGCAGGAAGCAGCGTATTACGCCGGTCAGAACACGCTGCCGTCGACGATCACCGAAACGATCACGGAAGTGAACGGCTCGATCACGCAATACCAGTACACGAACGCCATGCTGAAGTTTCCGAATCCGGGCGACGCGGCAGGCGACGAGACGGTGCACATGACCGTCGATTGGCTTGCTGAGCGTCGTATCAAGTTGGCGTAAGCCGCGCGGCCGGCGAGAAACCGGCCGCATCCCGAATAATCTCACCCAAAAGACAAGATGAAAGTAAATGTGAAGCAGCCCGGCGCGACGCCGGCAGAAAACGTCGAACGCCCGAGCGACATGATCGTCAAGCAGGCTGCGCAGTCGCTGACGGTCGAGGACAGCACCGGCCGCTCGATTGGTCTGCGCTTGCCGAAACCGCTGCAGCGCCTGCGTTTCATCGATGCGATGGGCGAGAGTTCGTCGAATTCGCTGTGGGCTGGCACGGTCGCGCCGTTGATGTATGTCGGCTCGATCGACGGCGAGGCGGTCAACGTTCCGGTCACCAAGCGCGAGATCGAAGCGCTGTACCAGCGACTCGACGAGCACGGCCTTGACGCGGCAACTGAAGGCATTCAGCAACTTCTCGGCATCTCGAAGGTGGAGGTCGACGAGGAAGCGGCAAAAAAATAGTCGGCAACGCGGCGATTCGTGAGGCTCTGTGGCTGACGCAGCATAACGTTCCCTTCGATGTTTCGTTCTCGCTCGACGATACGACGCGCTATGCGTGGTCGATCATCGTTTCAGAGCAGCAGAGCAATCGCACGTTCGACTGGAACAAGAAAGAGTTTGTTGAGCGCACATGAAAACCTTCCATAGCTTCGCCGCGTTCGCGACGCACCTACAGGTGCTGGCTATCGAGACGAAAGTCGTCAAACATGAAGTGCTGGAGGCTGCCGCCGAAGAAGTGCAGGAAACAGCCAAGGGCATGATCGGCTTCTATCACGACGCCCCGCATTGGGAAGCGCTGTCTCCCGAGTATGAGGCGGCGAAGGTAGCTTCAGGGTATGAGCCGGATGCGCCATTGCTGCGAACCGGCGCAATGCGCGAAAGCATCACCTATGTGGTGGCGACGGACGGCAACAGCGCTGTCGTTGGCACAGACGATCAGAAAATGGTCTGGCACGAGCTAGGCACCGACAAGATGCCGCCGCGGCCCGTCATGGGGCCGGCTGGCGTGCACAGCGCGCCGCGCATCGCATTGATCGCGTCGAAGATGATTACCTCGTGGCTATCCGGGCGCGGCGCCAAGAAGCCGGTTATCCACAAAAAACAGACGGCGTGATTCGATGATAGAAGCCTTCAAGGTAGGCACGGTCCTTCATCTGACGGACCTGATAACGCCTAAGCTGCTCGAATTGTCGAAGCAGATGCTGAAGGTCGAGGTGCAGGTTGCTGCGCTCGATCGCCAGTTCAAGCAGATCGGCAAAGCCAATGGCGGCATCAAGCAGGCGACGAACTACGCCAACGCGCTCGACAAGGCGATCGGCAAGACAGACCAGCACGCGAAGATCCTCGTCAAGACGTTCGGCAAACTGACGGCGTTCGACGGCAAGGCGATTGACGGCGTGAACAAGCTGCTCGTCGAGCTGAACAAGTCGGACGGTGCGGCGGGGCGCCTGTCGGGGCATCTCGGCAAGATTTCGGCGTTCAACCCGGAAGTGCGCGAGTTGGCGCGGTCGACGAAGGCGCTCAGCGATGCGCTGCGCTCGTCGTCGAGCAATGCGGCGACGCTCGCGCATCAGATCAAGTCGATTCATGCGCTCGGATCGCTGCCGTCGATTCCGGTGATTCCGGGCGCGGGTGGCGGCGGCCGGCGCGGTGGCGGTGGTCATGGGAGCGGCGGAACTCATTTGCGCGGTCATGTCGGGCCGGGCGGCGCAGGGCTCGGCGGGGTTGGATTTGGCGTTCCCGGCGGCGGCGTTGCGATTGGCGCTGCTGTAGCCGGCTATCTGGCATACGCGGGCGTCAAGAGTGGCGCAGAAGCGGCTGGCGACTACGAACTTCAGAAGCGCCGCTTCGAGATGTTCGGCATGACGGCGGCGCAGAACCAGAGTGCATTCGACTTCGCGAAACACACGGAACTGCCGGGCGCGTCGATGTCGGACAAGATGCGCTACATGATCGAGGCGCAAGGCGCGTTTCGCGAATCTGGCATGGCCGGCGAGGAAGCATTGCGCGCAGCGAAGATGGCTGCCCCGATGCTCGCAAAGGCGCACTACGCCAGCATCCTGTCCGGTCACGAACTGACCGAATCGCAGGAAATGGACATGCTGCGGTTCGCCGAGCAGCGCGGCGCCATTCGCGATACACCTCTGTTCAACAAGACGATCGAGAACGCATACCGCACGACGGTGACGTCTGGCGGTCAGGTGGACTACTCGAACCTGCGTCAGTTCATGCGTACATCGCAGGGCGCTGGTATGACCATCAGCGACGATGGCTTGCTCGGTTGGGCGGAGCCACTGCTCGGCGAATTGAAGGGCGGCCCGGCAGGTACGGCGCTCGCAACTGCACGTAAGCGCCTCATGGGTATCACGAAGGCGACGAAGGCCCAATTGCAGACCATCCGCATGATGGGCGCGTGGGACATGAACAAGGTCGTGCTAAACAAGTCGGGCGGCGTCGACCATTTCACCGGCGACGGCATCCCCCTGATGCACGCCAAGGAATTCGGCGAGAACCCGTTCAAGTGGTACGCGGACTACATCCTGCCGTTCTACAAGGCGAAGGGATACGACATCAACCAGCAGTCGAAGCTGAACAGTGACCTTTTCGGTGGGACCGGTGGTGCCATGTTCGACAAGGTTGGCGTTCAGTTGCCGACGATCCTTGAGGGGTTGCAGGCGCGCGCAATCGTGCCGGGCATCGACTCGGCCGTCGACAAGTCGAAGCAGACGCTGACGGGGCAAGAGAAGGAGTTCGAAGCAGCATGGACGGACTTCAAGACGGTTTTCGGCGAAAACGTGCTACCTGGCGTCATTGCGGTTCTGAAAGCTGGCACAACATTTTTCAAGGCATTGAATCGCGACACTGCAAGCCTTGAAGCGGCCGGCGTGGACCTCCCGCAAGTCGATCACAAGACTGTCGGGCCGTGGGGCGCACTGACGCCGTACATGCCTAGCTGGATGCCCGGCGCTGGCAAGCGCGATGCAACTGTCGCGTCTCCCGGCGGTGGCGCATCAGGTACCACTGTTCACGTTTCGGTTGACGGCACGCCGCTTCATGCCAAGTTCGTCAACACCATCGTGCGCAAGACAAGCTCGTCGCTCGGACCTGGATCCTTCGACCCGAATGCCTCGCCGATCAACCAATTCGTAACGGGGCATTGATATGGCCGTAACACTTCAACTCGGCGACTTCACCTTCGCCGAGTACGAAATCCCCGAGCGCATCACTATGGTGACGGCAATCCGCACCGTCGTCCGCAAGATGGTCGGCGGTGCGCGCAACGTCAACATGATGGGCTATGACCCGGCGCCGCTCGAATGGTCAGGGATGCTGCTTGGCTCGAATGCGCTAGACCGCGCGCGCACGCTCAAGCAGATGGCGCTCGCGCAGAAGATGCTGACGCTGACGTTCAGCGAGTACAGCTACGCGGTAGTTATCAGCGAGTTCGTCGAGGACTTTCAGCGCGAGTACGAGATTTACTACCGCATTCGCCTGGAAGTCGTCGCTGACAACGCCGCGCAGGGGCCGACCGCGGCACCCGGCATCAACGGTGTGATCGGTGCCGATGTCACCAAGGCTTCCAGTTTGGCGTCGTCCATTGGCAATTCTGGACTCTCATCTGTAATCGGCACACTCAAGAGCGCGACTGCGGCCGTTTCAGACTTTGCGACGGCGACCAAGGCCACACTTCAAACCGTGCTAACGCCACTCGCAGAAGCGCAGGCACAAGTTAAAACCCTGATTGCAGCAGGTGAGAACACTCTGCAAAGCGTCGCGACTGTCGGCGGCCTGCTACCGAACAATCCGATCGCGCAACAGGTGTCGCGCCTGACGAATCAAGTCAACACGATGACGCAGCAGCCTCAATTGCTGCAACTGCAAGGCGTTCTGTCGCGCGTCAGTACGAACATCGGACAGATTGGTTCCGCATCGAAGACGATCACGGTCGTCGGCGGCAACCTGTATGACCTCGCGGCCAAGTATTACAAGGACGCGACCGGATGGGTGAGCATTTCCAAGGCCAATCCGTCGCTTGGCGGCGATCCGAACATCAGCGGCACGCAGAACGTGGCGCTGCCGGCCACGAATACCGCGGCATCTTCAGATGGAGTACCTAATGCCTAGTGCTGATCGCATTCTCGTGACACAGCCTGCCGGATTGG